AGAGAAACTTGTACACGGCTTACACTCCGTTGTTGAACTCGCCTATTACGTTCAACGCAAACGGAACTATCACCGATAACACGATTGCTTACTTTGAAAATGTTGGTAACGCTGCACTTGACCAAATGGTTAAAGATGCCGAATTATCTGCGAAGTCGGTAACAATCAATCCAACGCAAAATGTATTAAGTACATCAACGCTAACTATTGCAGTAACATTGGTCATCAATGGAGTTGCACGAATCATATCTATTCCAATCGGATTTAAACCATCAATAGCATAACAAAATGGCAACAGCATTACTAAACGGAGTTAACTATTCAAGCGTTAATATAACCGTCATCATACCAATCTTAGGACCAGTTATTGGCATCACTAAAGTTGAGTATATGGAAGAGCAAACTATTGACGATAACTACTCATTAGGTGTTAATCCAACATCAAGAGGATTTGGTCAAAAGAAGTATACAGGTTCAATCAGCATCTACAAAGATGTTTGGAATCGAATCATTGACGCATCACCTTTGAAAGACCCTCTATCATTACCTCCATTTGAGGTAACGATAGTGTTTGGTGGCGCAGCGACAGGTGGCTATCGCAAAGAAACACTTCACGCTGTAAACTTCAAGTCGAATCCATTCTCAGTAAGTGCAGGTGATACAAAAGTATTGCTCGACATTCCATTGGCGATTGGTGGCATTGATAGAGTATAATTCGTAACAATTAAATCAAAATAAAGTGGCAAAAGAAGTATCAGTATTATTAGACATCATCAGTGATGAAGAACGCAAGAGTTATGAAGATAAGTGTATCGAATTAGCAACTGCACATAACGTAGGCAAGGTTCACGTTTGCGTACAATTTAAACCTGAAACTAACGAACGAATAGTAAGCTACATTAAAGAGCCGAACTATGTAAGTAAGTTAGCGTTAATGGGTAAAGCGAGTGAGTTAGATATGTATGCAGCAGGTGAAGAACTTCGGTTGATATATCAAATCAAAGAAGAGTCGCATCCATTAACTTATGGCGAAACGTATGATTGTGAGCCGTATAAATTAGGTGTAGTTCAACATTGTCTTGGTGTTATTACCATCGTAACAAATCGCTTTAAAAAAAACTAAGCGAATACAAAATTAACAACGACACCGAAGATATACACCGTATGGCTGCGTATATTCGGTGTTGTTGTCATTTAGACCCTGAGGCATTATCAGATGATGAATTTGCTAAGGAATATTGTAGAGCAAAGTGGTTTTTAGAAGTAGCACATCAAGTTAAATTTGAGTAATGGCAAACATAGTAGAATACATATTAGGACTTAAATCGGACGGCTTCCAATCGGGGATAAATGGGGCTATTGGTTCTACTCGTGCGTTGGATTCGGCATTCGATAAGGTTAAGACTACTGCACTTGGATTCTTTGGTGCTTATGAAGGTTTGGCATTCATCAACAAGAGTGTTGATATGTTTAACGAATCGGCACAAGCATCGGCTCAATTGGACGCAACATTACGAAGTACGGCTAATGCGGCTAACTTAAATCGTGATGCGTTGGACAAACAATCCGAAGCATTGATGAAGAAGTCATTATTTGACGATGATGCCATCACGAGTTCTCAATCTTTACTTGCAACATTCACGAAGGTAAAAGATACCATCTATATGGATGCTATTCCTGCGATTGTTGATATGTCAACAAAGTTAGGAGGAGATTTACAAGGTACTACACTTCAAGTCGGTAAGGCATTGAATGACCCTATTAAGGGTATAACCGCATTATCAAGAGCAGGTGTATCATTTACCGAATCGCAGAAAGCGACTATCAAAAGTATGGTTGCAATGAATGATGTTGCAGGGGCGCAAAAGTTAATCCTTCAAGAATTACAAACAGAGTTTGGTGGTTCAGCATTAGCAGCATCAGAAGTTGGTACTGGTCCGATGGTTGTACTTAAAAATGAATTTAATAATGTCCGTGAAGAGATAGGTGGTATGGTTATGGCATTGATAATTGATTTGAAACCTGCATTACAATCAATGATTGAAGGTTTGAGTAGTGCAGTTAATTGGGTAAAAGAAAACAAAAGATTAATTACCGACCTCGCATTCGGTATTGGCATATTCGCAACGGCAATGGTGACTGTTGTACCATTTATTGAAGGGTTTACTGTTGCTACAACGGCAGCAGCAATAGCAGAGGGTGAGGCTGCAATAGCTACAACGGCATTACTTGGACCAGTTGGTTTACTTGTTATTGCGGTAGCTGCTCTTGCAGCCGTTTGGTATGATGTATCTCAAGCAAGTGAACGAGCATTGCAGATGCAACAAGACAATGCAAAGAGACACGCAAGTAGTACAACAAGTGCGCTTGAAGAAGACCTTAAAAGAAAGGTAAAAGCAGGAGGTAATGAACTTGCATTGCGTAAACAATTATCTGAAAGCTATATTAAATTAGAGCAACAAGATTTAAAGCAAAGTGAATCTGATTTGCAAAAAGCAACTGATAGACAAAAGTTCTTGCGTGAGCAAGGATTTAGTTCTCAAGCCGATGATATGCAAAAAGGCATTGATAAACTAAAAGGTCAAGTATCTGAATATCAATCAGGCATTAGTGCTGCACAATCATTTGGTTCAGTTAAACCTGCATTGACATCAGCCAAGTCAACGGCAGGTGCAGGTGCTAAAGCAACAGGGGCAACACCTCCAAAGACGGACAAAGCAACTGGTAGTAAATCAGTCACTATCAATATGCAAATAAACGATATTATCAAAGAGTTTACCATCAACACTACTAACATCAAGGAAGGTGCAAATAGGGTTAAAGATATGGTCGCAGATGCGTTATTGAACTCGATTAATTCATCACTTCATACGGCAGGACAATAATGATACTAAACAACGCACCAACGGTCATCAAGTTTAACGGAAGTAGTTATCCAACTTCAATAGATGGACAAACAAAATCATTTCCTGATATTGTATTGAAGTCAGCATTAATAAGTGTATCACAAGCAAAACAGATTATCAAGACGCAGATTCAAGGGCGAGATGGTTCGGTTAAAGAATACATTGGACTTGATGATTATGCCATTTCAATAGTTGGTACAATAACAAGTACGAATAATGTTGAGCCAATACAAGATAGACTTGATTTGAAAGCAATGTTAGACGCACCTATATCTATCGGTGTGGTATGTCCGTATTTAAATCAACTTGGTATTACCGATGTTGTGATAGAGAGTTATGATTTGCCACAACAAGCAGGTGGTATATCTTATCAAACTTTTTCAATTAACTGCATATCTGAATACGCAAATCAACTCCGTATAGCAAGTGTATAACGTACTCAACTATATAACCATCAAGCAGATGCCATCAAAGGCATATCCGAATCATAACAAGGTGATAAGGCTTGACTTTTTGGAATCGTATAGTTACGAATCAACGTGGAAGGAGATGTCAAGTAAGGGAACTATCAGCATTCCTAAAAACTTATATTATAAGGATGAGGGTAATTTTTTAAATCCCCTGAATGGTTCAAAGGTAAATATCGGAGGATTCAACTCCGAGCCACTTATTATGCGTGGCGATAAGATAACATTAACTGCTGGGTATAGATACAAAAAGCCATCACTTACTTGGGGATGGGTGGATGAAACTTCGCAGATATTAGACGGATATATTACACGAGTGTACGCAAAAATTCCAATCACTTTTGATGTTGAGGATAATATGTGGTTACTCAAGCAAACGGCACTTATTAACAAGACATATAAAGCGACTGATACTATTGAAAGCATCTTGAAAGACATAGCATCACAAGTCGCTGATAAACACCCAACCGCAGACCCAATAGTAGTTAATCAAGAATCATCAACAACAGTTGGAACTATCATAGTTGAAAACGAAACAGGTGCGCAGTTCTTAGAAAGGTTGCATAAGCTATTCGGATTGACCACTTATATGCGTGGTAATGAGTTGCGATGTGGAGTAATGGAGTATAACACCGCAGAGGCACAAGAGCAGATATTCATAATGAATGGTCAGCAAGGTAACGTACCTGCTGATGGTCAAGAGTTGGAGTTCCAACGCAAGGAAGATGTAGTTGTATCAACAAGAGCATACAACACTATTCAGAAAGATAATGGAACTAACAAGGATGGTTCAAAGAAGTTAAAGAAAGAACGAATCGAAGTGCTTGTTACATTAAAGAATGGTGATATAACTTCGACAAGTATTAAGGCAGGTGAACATACACCTGATAATACGGAAGGTGAACGTACTACTTTTTTTGACCCATCTGCAAAGACGGAAGCGGACTTGATAAAAGGTGCAACAAAGCAACTTGAACTAATGCGTTACGATGGGTTAAC